TCGAGTGCCTTGGTCTGCAGCTCCGTGAGGTCGCGTTCGCGTTTCTGCTCGGCGGTGAGTTGGGCGTCGGCCAGCTTCTTGGCTTCGTCGCGGTACTTGCCGGCGTCACGCCGGGCTTCGGCGAGTTCCTGCTGGATACGGCGCCACTCGTCCGCGCTGGGGGGGGTGTACGAGTCATTGGCAGTCGGCGCCTGGCCGTTCTGCCCGCTAGAGGGGCTGGCGGTATTGTGCGGGGCGGCGGTCGGCGCCTGGCCGTTTCCGCTCGCCGGGGCTGCGGGTTGGGTCGGCGCCTGGCCGTTTCCACCCGCCGGATCATCTGGCATCAGTCTACCACACCTCATCTACCCATGCAAGCGCACGGGACTGACTCACTCCTGCTCACTCCTGTCCCACTTACGCCTGGCTGGCGGTGCCCTCGCTCCATGCGCGGAACGTGGCCGCCGGCAGCGTCAGCACCTGGCCCGGCATGACCGGGAAGGGCGCGGGCACGATGTCGCTGTAGACCACCGTGCCGCCACTGGAGGCCGCGAACACGCCCCAGCCCACGACCGTGCCCGTGACCCCGCCGGGAATGGCGGGGAACGTCAGCGCGGCGTTGGGCTGCAGGTACCAGCGGCCGGTGTTGGGATCCTGCGCGGCGGCGGCCCAGGTGACGGCCGCGCGCACGGTGTCGGTGGCGCCGCTGCCATCCGAGAGCGGCAGCTTGCCGAGGTACAGGCCGATGTAGGGCGTCGAGAGCGCGGCGGGGTAGGCGACGTTCGCCAGGTGGTTGATGCGGCTCTGGTGGTAGCTGTCGTTGTAGCCGGTCTTGGCTTGTGGCATGTGCGGGTCTCCTTTGGGTGACTGGTAGGATGGTCGAGGCGCTACGGTTTGTTTGACGGCCACAGGAGCACACCGCCGTTGCGCCGGGTGGCACGCTCCATGATCTGTGCGGCTTGCTGCGCGTCCGCGGCAGAATTCGCACGGAACTGGAGACCGTGATCGCCGTCGGTCGGCTGCCGATGGTCGATCAGCGAGTAGTAGATGCGGTCAGGTATCCCGTCGGGGAAAGCGTCGCATGACATGCGCTTGTAGTCGTCGGGCGCATGCAGTCGCGTGCAATACAGGCAGATGGGCCGTCCGGTGAACATGGCGCTCCCCTTTCTAGAGGTCTTTCAGCCAGGGGAATCGATCGACATTGGCCTCGTAGCGGGCCGTGTTCTTGAAGTCCTCCACGGCCATCCCGTGCTCCTTGAGCCAGTGCCGCAAGCCGGGGAGGGTGGTTGGCAGATTGCCCCAGGCATACAGCGCGTCATGGAATGAGTCAGACCTCCCCATCGTCAGCCGAGGCCGTTGTGTATCTTCCATCGTGGCTCTCCTGTGTGGCTCTCCTAGGGCGCGTAGACGTTGGCTACGCGTAGCGTCTTCAGGATCCGGTTCACGCCCTGCACGGTCTTGTAGGTCCGGCTCGCGCCCACCTTCATGGTGCCGAGCTTGGCCTGCGGCCCATCGACATACGTCACGGTGAACGCGCCATCCACACCCGCCTCGACGCGCACCATCGTCCCATCCGCCAAAGTGTACACGATGCCATCGCCGATGACCTGCTCTTCGGCGCGCTGCAGCAGTGCTGCCTCAATGCGCGTGCTGGCCCGGTAAGCGACCGTGTCGCTTGCGCGACCCATGACCACGATCTCGGATTCGAGCTTGGCGCCGAATCCGGACTGCGCCGTGCTGAGCACGCGATCCACCGGCACACGCGCCCCGACCAGGAGCCGGTAGTCGCCTCTGTCCGAGAACCCGCCACCGAAGCCGCCCAGTTGCGTGGTGCCCGCCGAGATATTGATGTCGGCGCTGAAGGATTGGAAGGGATTCAGCTCGTAATCCATGATGCCGCGACTCGGGCTGTCTATCGGTCCCCAGCTGAGTCCGACCGGAATGCCGGCATCGCGCTCCGCCCAGTGCAGACCACGGTAGACATCGACCTCGGTGATGCCGTGATCGGCGAACCACTGCTGTGTATTGTCGTACATGGCCCGCATGAACGCCTGCAGCGCTGGACCATTCTCCGCGAACACCGCCTCACCCGCTCGCATCTCCGCGGCGCTGGTGGCATGGAGCACCGCATCCAGCCCGAACTCCTCGCGCACCGCCATCTGCATCGCGACCCAATCAGGATTACCCGGCCGGTAGCCTACGCCCCAGCGGCGGACGATGTCGGCCACCAGCTGCGCACTCTTGGTATCGCGCGCATCCGCCACCACATGCACGTACTGGTGGTAGATGCCCAGGTTGTCCGGCCGCGGCATGCGCTCGACATAGTCCCGCCAGACCGGATTCTGCTGCAGCCGCGCTGCGATGTCGTCGATGATGCGGCCCTTGGTCACCGCCCGCGGCTCGCGCATACGGTAGTCGAGCTTGTTCATCATGGCGTTCGGCGGCTGGTGCCCTTCTGGCAAGTCGATGGCCGCGTTGAATGGGCGCATGGCGTCAAGCGTCTCACCGGGCAACGCAGAGCCCAGGTCGCGCAGCTGTGCCAAGTAGCGGTCAACCTCGCGGTTGATAGCGCGCATGGGCCGCTCCAGCCCCTGCAACTCGGTGCGAATCTCGGCGAGCCGGGCATCGATGCCCGTGATCTGCTCGCGAGTGGATGCCACCTTTGCCGCGATGTCCTCCTGGCGGAAGGTAAGGCCCATGTCGCGCAACTTGTACTCGAAGCCCGCAATCGAATCCGTCTCTGGCTTGTAGACGCTGCGGGACTGCTCCCATAGCTTGCCCCAGGCCTTCCGGGAGGCTTGCGTCGCCTTATCAAAGTCCGCTTTGGCTTGGTTGTAGTCGGACCGGGCCTGCGCGAACTCCTGGGAGTACTGCTTGCCCTGAATGCTCAGGCGATCCATCTCGCGCTCAAGCCGCTTCATGTCGGCCTGTGCGGCGGCCTGATCCGCCACGGCCTTGTCATGCGCGGCGATGTTCTTGAGGTATTGCTTGACTGCTGGGTCGGATTTGTCTAGCGACTCATGGTAGAGCTCGATGCGCGCACGGTGCTCAGCATACTCTATGGTGTGTGCTGCCCGCTGCTGCTCCATTTCGAGCCGCGACTGCTCCTCGAGGAGGTCGTGCTGCTGCCCGTAGAGCAACTCGCGCCGGGCAATGCGCTCATCGAGCTCCGTGCGCAGCGTGGCGGCACGATCAAGTGGCGTGGAGGTCTTTTCAGCTTGCTTCGCGAGGATGCGGTCGATGGTCTCGGCTTTTGTGCGTGCCGGCGGCACGCCCATCTCGCGCGCCACCTGCCGCAACTCAACCATGCTCTTGTCGGCCAGCGCCTCGCGTGTGAGCGCCTGCTCGCCAGCCTCCAGGGGCCGCAGGTTCGCGATATCGCTGCCCAGGCCGGGGAACGGCACCGCGACATCCCCAGTGCCAGGATGGTCCGCCAGCAGCTGCTCCAGGAAGTCGGCCTGCTCCTGCACGTAGGGATTGTCGACCAGGATGCCCATCTCGTTCGCGGCCCAGGCATGCGCGAACGCCTCCTGCGGGGCATTGGGGCTGTCAGCCGCATACCGGCCCAGCGTGGCGCGCATCTCCGCATGTTCCGCCTCAAAGGCATCCAGCAGTTCGGCCCTTTCGGCGTCAGTGCGGATCCATGCCTCAACAACATGGCCCATCTCATGGGCGACCACGAACTCCAGCCGGTCCGCGCCCTCGGGATGGAAGCCCACGGCAATGTCTTGCGCCAAGTCGGCCTCGAGTTCAGCCGGCTCCGCGATGTTGATGATGTTGAGCAGGAAGAACGTGCCGTTAGGGTCTGCGGCAGCGTTCACGCGTGCGGGCAACGTCGCGCCAGGGCGCTCCATATCGGCGAATATCTGCTCAGCGCGCGGGCCGATATCGACGCCGAAATAGTCCAGGCGTTCGGCCGCTTCTGGCCAGCGTTCCGCCAGCGCATCAAACGTCTCCGCGAGGCGGTTCACGGTCTGTGCATCCAACCCGGCGAACTCAACATCGAGGCCAGGCCAGCGGTCGCGCAACTCGGCACCAATGCCGTCCACGTTGGGCAAGCGCTCGAAGGCCCGGCGCACCGGATCAACGCCCCCGCCTGGGCGTGAAGCCATGCCGAAGAGATCGCTCTCGGCCCCCCGCCGTTCGATGGTGGTGCGCTCAAGGTAGTCGCGAAAGTCCAGCCCCAACTCCTTGAGCGACCGCTCATATACCGCGCCCGACTCATCGCGGCCGACCAGATCGGTCAGATGGAGGTCGAGCCGGTCCCAGGCGTTGTACTTGGCCGGGCCGAGCATGTCGCGCTGCACCGCGTCGCTCTGCTTGAGAAACCAGGTCATGCCGTCCTCGTAGCCGACGGTAATGTCGGTGCCCATGACGTCGGTGAAGTCGATGCCCAGCGGCCCGAGGATGTCATGCCAGGGACGGGTGACGGGCAGCATGGCGCAGCGGCACGACGGGTGGCTGTTCAGCCCTTCATCGAGATCGTGCAGCGAGCCGTCCATGAACATGCAGGCGGCGCAGGTGTTGGCCCCGGCCGCGCTCCACATCCACTGCTGCACCACGTCGCTATTGGCGCGGTACATCGCCAGTTGCGCGTCACGGTAGGCGCCCAGCATCTCGGTGCGCGCGATCAGGTTGGCGCGGTTGGGGCTGATCGCATCCACGAGCATGGGCGCCACCGTCAGCGGGTTCATGCCGTTGGCCAGTGCCGTCGAGAGCGCCGCCTGGACCGCCGCCGCCGTCTCCTCATCGAAGGTGTCATAGAGGCCGTCCAGCGCCTCCAGCTGCACGGGCAGCGGCTGGCCGAAGAGCAGCCCGGTGCTGAACTCGCTCATCGGTGGCGCCTCGCAGGCTTGGGCTCCTTGGGCGTCCAGTCCATCCCCGCGCGCACCGCCGGCCGCATGGCGCACACCAAGAGCGCCCGCGCGTCATCATGGCCCTGCACGCTGGCGAGAATGACCCCCTGCGCCGAGGCGCGCCGGCTCGCCTCGGCCGCCTCATGCGCCGCGCCAGCGATCCCACGGGTGACGCGCCCACCCCAACCACTGCTGCGCAGCCACGTCAGCGGCACCTTCCGCTGGGGCTCGTCCTCTTCACGATCGGCATTCAGCCGCTGCAACTCCAGCGCGTAGGCGGCGGCGAACTGCACGGCGATGTGCCGCGCGTTGGCCGCACCCGCCACATACGCCTGGGCGATGTCCTGCTCGGTGGCACGCAGCAGACGGTGCAAGTCGCCGCGGCGCTGGCGGTCGCCAAGCACCTTCACCGGGTGCGCGCGTGTCTGCCGGACCGTGCGTGCCATGACTGCGTGCCCCTATGCCTGTCTTGATGCTGCTTCGATAGCTTCCTGCACGCCGGGCAGCGCGGAGAGTTGCGCGACGAGCGCTTCGAGGTGGCGAATGCGCGCGCCCTTCTGGCTCAGACGCTCTTGCATGTGGTCGAGGCGCTCTTCAAGCACCGCGACGCGGGTCACGACTTCGATATGCTCCTTGCGATGCGCCGGTGACCGCGCGTCATCAAGCATGGCCTTGATCGCGTCGAGTTCAGCGCGCAGGTCATCATCGAGTTGAACCGTCACCACTACCGTGCCATCCACGCTTGCCATGTCTGCCTGCCTTTACAATTGCAGCACGGGCGACTTGGCCCTGTGACGCGCTGTCGTGCGATTCTGACGCGGTTGGCCCGCGCGGCTACTGCCATGTATCTCGGGTGGCGGCGCGGCGGGCAGCTTCGAGCCCACGGCGGGCAGGGGGGGATTGTCGAGCCACGGGGCGGCGAGGTCTTGGCGGTGCACCTGGCCGCTCGTGGGCGCGGGGTCGAGCGCGGCGTCCTGGCCGGCATCCTCGGGCAGGGCTGCGGCGGGCGTGATGGCGGCCTTGGGCTGGAAGATGTGCTCGTGGCGCACGATGTAGGCGCGGATGATGTCCCGCGCCAGCAGGTAGGCATGGGCGAGTTGCGTGCTGTGGGTGATGCGCGCGGTGTTGAGTTGCTTGGTGGCGCTCTCGCTGTAGTTCCAACTGCCGTCCTCGACCCACTCCTCGTCCACCACCGTCACCTTGGCGTGCAGCAGCTGGCCCTCGACGGGGCTGGTGCCGATGAGGAAGGGCACGCCGGCGTCCATCAGGCGGCGCAACTCGCCCGCCTCGGCCTTGCCCTGCGCCTGGCTGTGATCGAAGATGCAGTCCACCAGCACGCCCGCCTGGTGGCGTTCGATCAGGGCATCGGTCAGCTCGGGGATGTGGAAGCCGAAGATATTGACGCGGACCGACGCCTTGGCCGAGCGCACAAAGTCCAGATAGGCGGCCTTCACGTCCTGAAACGGCGAGATCAGCACGCGCTCCTCCACGGCGGTCAGGTCGAGCGGTTCGAGGTCGATCATGTGCCGGAGCCTTTCAGATGATCGTGCAGGGCGTCCAGCCGCTGCTGGTGCTGGTCCAGCCGGGCGTGCGTCGCGGCGTGCTGCTCGTGGTTCTCGCGCCGGTGGTGCATCTGCTGCAGCGCGATGATGCACGTCATGAGGCCGCTCAGCCCATTGGTGTAGTTGCCGCCGACCAACTCGAACGCCGTCCACGAGCCGCCGAGCAGGAGCGCGACCCAGAGCAGGGCCATAAACGCGATGTGCGCGCGGTGCGTCGTGTAGGCGATGACGCGCGGGAAGAGGCGCCGATCCAGCCAGCTATACGCCGTGTCGCGCGCCTGCCGCACCCGCGGCGGTCCCGCATGCAGCAGATAGAGCAGCCAGACGTGCATCTCACGCCCCCACCTTCATCGCGGCCCCAGCCGCCCTGGCCGCCTGGCGGGCTGCCACCGCCGCGGGATGGTTCACGGGCGGCGAACCGGGGGCGGCGCCCGACTGACCTGGCTGGCCCTCGACGGGGTTCGCGGGCTGACCTGGCTGGCCGGGCGCCGCTGGCATGGCGGGCATGGATCCTGACATGGGCATGCGCGGCATCATCGCCTGGCCCTTGAGCGCGGCCTTCATCGCGTCCTGCGCCTCCTGGCGGCGGTACTCCATCTCGGTGTCGTAGTCCTCGCTCAGCACCTCGCAGATGTAGTGCTGGCTCATGCCCACCTGCTGCGCCGCCAGCGCCAGCTGCGCGGTGCTCGCGTCATCGTTGGGCAGCGGCGAGGGCCAGTGCGTCACCACGCACCAGCCGTCCTGGCCCGTGCCGTCGCCGTAGCCGCACAGGCTCAGCATGCGGAGCGACAGCTCCTCGTGGCCGGTCTCGTACAGTCGCTGCTTGTGCGTCGTCTTGCCCAGGAGCGGGCCGTACATCATCTGAAACGCCACGCCCGAGGTCACGCGCGGCACATCACGCAGCCGCCCCGTCGCCACCGCCGGTACCCGCGTCTGCTCGTCCATGTCGCCGCGCAGGTTGTCGGCGAAGCCGAGCAAGCCCGCTAGATCCCCATGCGCCTCAATGGCCGTGATCTTGGCCTCGGGGGCCGGGAACTTCGTCATCTTGCCGGGGCCGATGTCGAGCTGGGTGTCGGGGTTGGTGCCGCTGGCGTACAACCAGGGAAAGCCGTGGAACTTGCCGATCGCGTTGACGTCGGTAAGGGTCAGGTTCAGCACCGAGTTCAGGTGCTGCACGTTGGGCGGGATGTCGCTGGTGCCCCAGTGCATGTTTGCCAGCGGCATGTTCTGCCAGTCCACCACCGGCGCCCACGGGTGCGGCCACACCACCGGCGCGCGGAGTTGATACCACTGGTTGTTGGGGCCGCGCAGGTAGTCGCAAATCTCCCACGTCGCATCGGGATCCACGCCGTAGCGGTCGTCGTCATCATCGTCGCGGTCGGGATCCACACGCTCGATGATCTGCACGCGCGCTACGGCGGTGTCCTTGAACCGCGTGTCGAGCTGCTGGTACTCGACCACGTAGCAGCGCACGGTGTCGCAGTCGTCGGGGTCGGTGACGGCGGTGATCTGCGCCGGGTCGAGCGGCACCACGCGGCAGTACAGCCGCCCGCGCTGGGGGTTCGGTTCGATGATCTTGGCGAAGACGTGGCCGAAGATGCCGCCGTTCTGGCCGAGCTTGCTGAGCGTCGTCATGCGCTTGGCGTCGTTGCCCCAGCAACTATCCAGGCAGTCCTGCGCGTCCTGGTGCGGCTTGCCGTTCTGCTGCACCTCGAAGGTCACGGTCTTGCCGTAGAGAAAGTCCACGCCCGTATCCACGATCGTGCTGGCGCGGTTGCTGATGACGTTGATGTCGGGCTGGCCGGGCTCGGGGCGGTGGTGCCCCTTGACGTTGCCGATGTAGTGGTCCCACGCGCGCCGGCGCACGGCGTGGCGTTCCGCCTCCTCCTGGGCGCGCAGGTAACTGGCGGTGGGCGGCAGCGTGCGCCCGCCCTTGTCCACCAGCGCCGGCAGGCCGGCGGCACCGAGGGCCGCCTCCACCGCGCTGCCGCGGCTGCCCACCAGATTCGGGCTCGCCATATCTCACCGCCTCAGTCCATCACTCAGTAGTTGAACCGCTGCACGCCGACGCTGCCGTACTTCAGCGTGTCGAGCGCGATGTTGCCGGCGTCCACCATGTCGTCATGCGCGGCCCGCGGGAAGAGCACGTGCTGCTGGATGAAGTCGCCCACCCACGGCGCGGAGGCGGGCAGGAACACGCGGCCGGCGCGCCAGGTCGGCGCGTTGCCGTCGGCGCGGGCCTGCTTCGACATCGTCACCGGCACGGCGAAGACGGCCAGGCGCGTCTCGCGCTGCAGCGTCTGCACGGCGCTTTGCCCGCTGGCCTTGTCCTCGATGTAGACGCCGGCGACCTTGTGCTCATCGGCCAGCTCGCGGATCCGCGTGGTGAGCTCGGGGTACTCCAGGCGTTCGTTGGTGACGTGCAGCAGGTAGTAGCCGGTGGCGTTCACGCCCCACACCTGGCAGCTGGTGAAGTCGGAGCCGATGCCCAGCTTGAACGCCGAGTCCACCGTCAGGATGCGCCGGTCGAGCGGCGGCAGGGCCTCGTAGCGGTGCTCAAACCAGTCGCGGTGATAGGTCGCGCCGTGCTCGGGCGTCGGCCGCTGCTGGTACATCGCCAGCCACGCGCGCTCGCTGAGCGTGGCCTGGATCTCGGCCAGGCGCTCACTGCCGTAGAGCTTGGGCCACAGCGGCCCGCCGGCGGGCCGGTCCAGCGCGTCGCCCGCCTCGGCCAAGGCCGGGAAGTTGAGGACGCGCCAGGGGAGGCCACGCCCGGCGTCGCGATCGGCCAGGAGGCGGCCCGCCAGGTCGTCATGGTGCCAGCGCGTCATGCAGAGCACGATGGCGCCCTGCGGCGTGAGGCGGGTGTAGAGCGTCTGCTGGAACCAGCGATACAGGTTCTCGCGCATGACCTCCGACTCGGCCTCGTCGGCGTTCTTCACCGGGTCGTCGATGAGGGCGAAGTCAGCGCGCTTGCCCGTCGTCTGCCCGCCCACGCCGACGCTGTACATCACGCCGCGCCGGTTGGCGATGCGCCACTCGCTGACGCTCTTCGAGTCCTGACGCACCTGCACGCCATAGAGCACCGGGCCATAGGCCAGCAGGAGATCGCGCGCCTTGCGCCCCCACGTCTCGCTGAACTCCTGCCCGTAGGTCGAGAGGATCACCTGGGCGTGCGGCTGCGTGCCGAGCAGCCACGCCGGGAAGGCCTCGGAGATCACGCTGGACTTCGCGTGGCCAGGGGGCATGAAGACCAGCAGGAAGCGGTTGTCGCCGCGGGCGATGTCGAGCAGCGCCAGGTTGAGCGCCTTGAGATGGGCGGGATAGTCCCAGGCGAGCCCACTGTCGGCGGCGGCGATCCGCGCCAGGCCAACGGGGCTAGCCTTCAAGCGCTCCAAGTCCGTCAACGAGGCCCACGAAATCGGCGGCCGCTTCGGCGATGCTGCGATCACTGCGCATGGACTCCAGCACGACGGTGATGCCCAACTGCTGCTGCTGGGCGGTGACGTGGAGATTGTCGCGGTACTTGCCGGGCCGCGCGCCCTTCAACAGAAACATCAGCAGGCTATCGCTGTAACGCTGCACCGTGAGCGGCGTCCCATCCTCGCCGCGCACCAGCTTGCCCATGCTCACCAGCGGCTCCGGCACGCCCGCGACGGCCCGGCGCTGCGCCTCGCGCTCGAGCACGTCTGCCGCCTGTTCAAGCGCATCATCCCAGGCACCCGCGAACTCGGGCAGCTTCGCCCGCAGCACATAGGCGGTCTGACGATCGAAGCCGGCGGCCTCAGCAGCGCGAGTGACGTTCGCATGCCCGGCGAGCTCGGCGAGGAACCTGGCGCGCGCCTTCGCCGTCGTATGCGTGCCCTGCCGTGCCATCTTCGCTCGCTCCCCTCACGCTCTCCCCGCCGCGATGGCGGCTGGCCCGCGACCCGCCGCGAAGTCGAGCAGCCCACGCACGAGCGATTGCTCAGGATGGCCGACGAGGAAGAGCGCGACCAGGAGCAGATGGGCGCGGGTGATGGCGTGCCGCGTGCAGAAGCGGTCGAAGCGCCGAGCATTCCACGCCACGGTTGCATCACCTCACACGCCTGTCACACGCCTGACGGTCGGTAGCCGTACACCGACAGTGTACGCTGTCAACTGCCGTTTGTCCAGATGGACCAGCGAACGGGTCACGGTAGGCGGGCCTCCAGGTAGCGCCGAATGGCGGCGGCTTCCTTGACGGGGTTGACCTGGTTGCCCTCGCAGCACGCGACGCAGCGCCGGATCGTCACCGTGTAGTGGCCATCGGCGAGCGCGGTAGCCACCTGCGAGCCGTCGGGGTAGTGGCCCGCGTCGCGGCGGTGCGCATCAGGCACCCGCACCAGTCGCATGCCGCGGCACGCCGGGCAGACGCGCCCCGAGCCATTGCACACGGGGCAGCCGGTGCCGCGACAATTGAGGCACACCGTGTGGTCGTCGTCACTCGGTGCCGCTTTGGGCATGGCTCGGGGCGTGTCGGTGGTTGGGCGGGAGCGGAACGCCGGCGTCGCGGAGCGCGGCGAGCTTGGCCTCGCGCTGGGCGTCAAGATCGACGGGAGTGTGTCGCGGATCGGGGTGAGCGTGCCCACGGGTGGCCTCCTGCATCAACTGCGCCCACTTGTTCGCAAGCGCCATCGGGTTGACATCGATGTCGGGTCCGTAGCGTTTCAGGTGCGCCGCATGAGCAGCGCGCACCTCCTCCGGCGTGGCGTGGCTCTCCCGCAGGAGCGCTAGCGCGGCGTTCCACTTGCCCCGTTCGCCCTTGTTGGTGGGCGCGGGGTAGAGCTCGGCGCAGGTGTCCCACAGCACGTCGGGTGGGCGCGCCGGCTTGGGCGCGGGTCGGAGCGTCGGTGGGGGGTCCGGCTCTGGGGCTGGCGATGTCACAGGGAGAGAGCGCGGCGCGGCGCGAGCCGTCGCCGCCTGCTTCTCCTCGCGTGCGTGCGCGTGTGCGGGGGTAGGCGCGCTGGCGCGCGCGCTCTCTCCCTCTTCTAGTCTTATCTTATCTATTCTTATCTTAGGCGTTACATCGGCGTTACGTAACGCGGGCGTAACGGTTATGTAACCGTTAGGTGATGAGTCAGTGCCCGTGGGGTCAGGCGTTGGCGGGGCTGGAGCATTCGCGTGACGCTCGCGGAAGCGGGCTTGTCGGGCGCGGTTGGCCTCGCGCTGCTCTTGCGCCCGCTCGATCCACGCCAGCATGTGCTCGTCCCAGTCATGCACCCAGAACTGCCCGTCGCGCAGCTCTAGGAAGCCCGCCGTGAGCAAGGCCTCCACTAGATCGGCCGCCTTGCCGTCCCAGCCCATCACGTCGGCCAGGATGTCCATCTCCACATCGCCCAGGCACCCGTCCATCGCGTTGTCCAGGCACCAGCTCCACAGCGCCACCAGCCGCCCCACCACGGCGTAGCGGTCGATGCTGAGCAGGCGCGCAGCGCGCAGCGTCTTGCGGTGCGTCATCAGGGATTGCGCGACCTGGACAAACATCTACCCACCCTCTTCTAGCCCACCACCCCACAGCCTCACGCACTGAGATCGATACTGGGCGTGTGGTCGGCGATGATAGCGGATCATGACGCCGAACGGCACGGCGCAATCGCGCGCAAGCAGCCACGCCCACAGGCGCACGGCGCCCACGATGCGCCGCACGCCCCACAGCGGCTCATCCGCGATCATGTGTCTGCCTCTTCCGACCCACCACCCCACAACGTCGCGCGCCCGGCTTCGTGTTCCGCCTCCACGAGATACTTGCGGCCCTGCTCGAAGTAGCTGCGCTTCAACTCCACGCCCACGAAACGGCGCCCAAAGCGGAGCGCCGTGCAGCCCACCGAGGCGATGCCACTGAACGGATCGAGCACCAGATCCCCTGGCGCGCTCCACAGTTTGATGGCGCGCTCGCAGACATCCAACTGCAACGGGGCCAGGTGGCGCTCATCATCGGGATCACGGGCCGCGCGGACGTTGAGCACGTTCGTCTCGCGCACCCCGTGCTCCGGATCGAGACTGGCCGAGAGCCACACCGGATGCGCCCACGCGATCCACTCGTCGTTCGTGATCCAGCCGTCGGGGTTGCCGTACTTCTCCGAGCGGCCGGCGCGGATGGGCACGGGATTGTCGCCGGGCTTGCGGAAGTAGAGCAGATAGTCGGCGAGCGCCATGCGCATGTGGCTGCTGTCGGTGGCCAGCGTCTTGAACAGGAGCCCGCGTTCCTTCGTGCGCTGCGCCTTCACCTGCGGGTCTTTGTCGATCGTCACCTCGCCGTAGTAGATCCAGCCCTCGTCCTCCATCAGCCGGATCACATCCCCGCGGAAGTCGCGCAGCCCCACATGGCCATCCAGGTATTTGAAGGTCACGCTCTGCGTGAGGTGGATCGCGCACATGCGCCCCGGCATCGTGACGCGCAGGAGCTTGTCACGCCCGACCAGGTAGCGGAACTGCCCAAGCATCTCCTGCTGGCTGCGCGTGTTGCCCATGTCGTGTGGGCTGTTGGTGTAGGCGTACATGCCAGGAAACGGCGGGCTGAAGAGGGACAGCCCCACGCTCTCGTCCGTGAGCTCGTCCAGACGCAGCACGCTATCGCCCAGGTAGAGCGTCCAGTCCTTGCCGCGCGCCACGTCCTCCATGTAGGTCATCTCCTCTCGGATGTGGGGCCGCACCTGGAGCAGCGTGTGCTGGCTCACCTCACGGATCAGGCTATCCATCAGGGCGGTCGCGTCGCGGTCCTTGCGTTCGATGTTCGCCACCACCGCGCCCTCCGTGTCGGCGGTGATGTAGTGGGCCGTCACGGCTTCACGCTGCCCGAAGCGCCAGCAGCGCCGCGTCGCCTGGTAGGTCTGCTCGTAGCTGTCCGAGAGCCCCAGGAAGGCCATCTGGTGGCAGTGCTGCCAGTTCATGCCCCACCCGAACACGAGCGGCTTGGTGACGAGCACCCGCACAGCACCCGCACGCCACGCCCGCTCACGGCGGATGCGCTCCTCCATTGGCGTGCTGCCGTCGATCGAGACGCACAGGTCGGCGCCCAGCGCCGCCACGATGGCGTCCTGCTCGCGGTTGAGGTTGCACCAGACCACCCACTGGCCCTCACCCGTCCGCACCAGATCCGCGCAGCACGCTACCCGATCGTCGATGCTGTCACGCCGTGCTGCCAGGCGTTCGCTCAGCCCCTGCGCCTCCACGGCGAAGAGCCGTCCGGGGAGTGCTTGTCCCGCCACCACATGCTGGGCAATCTCCAGCGGCGGGAGGTGGTACGCATCGTCGGAGTAGCCGAGATCGGACGGCTTACGCAGCGCCACCGCCCAGGACGCCAGCCAGCGCCAGAAGTCGGCGTGGGCGTGCTTCTTGAGCCGCCACGCATGCGTCGTGTTGCCGTCCTGCGTGAAGAAGAGCGCCAGGATCTCCTTGCCCGCCATCACGTCCAGGAACTCGGCGTAGTTGATGATCTCGGTGATGTCGTTGGGCGCCGGCGTCGCGGTCGCCACGAGCCGGTAGGGGATGGGATTGGCGAACTCGGTGAGGGCTAAGCGGGTCACGCCCTCGTAGGACTTGAGGATGCTCGCCTCATCCAGCACGATCCCGGCAAAGGCCGTGGCATCGAAGTGGTGCAGCATCTCGTAGTTGGTGATGTTGATGCCGTCCTGCACGTCTGCCTGCGTGCGGCAGACCGTCACCGCAAGACCGATGCGCTCCCCCTCGCTGCGCGTCTGTTCCGCCACCGCCAGCGGCGCGAAGATGAGCACATCGCCCCCCGTGTGCTTCACGATCTCCGCCGCCCACACGAGCTGCTGGCGCGTCTTGCCCATCCCGGTATCCTCGAAGAGCGCCGCGCGCCCCCGTGCCAGCGCCCAGGCCGTGACCGCGCGCTGCCAGTCAAACAGGTGCGGGTTCATCGTTGACTCGTCCACGGTGAAGCCCACGGGTTGCGCCACGAGGCGCTTCTGCCCGAGGAAGGATTGATACGTCCCGGTCCCCTCATGCGACGCTGCAACCATGTTCGCCCCTCGCCCTCTATATGCCCGCCGCTTGCTGACAGCAAAATTGACAGCAGACAGCGCGGACAACTACGTCACGGGGTGGACGGCGAGCGGGGTGAGGTCGGGGATTCTAGCACTCTGGCGTCATCTGACGGACGGTGTAGGACACTGGGGCTCGTACTTCTAAACCGATGATGTGGGTTCGATTCCCACCAGGGCGACCCCTCCACCAGTCCGCTCCAAGCCCCGCACGCCACGCACCAGCCGCCTCCCCGCTCTCCGCTCGCTCCTCCCCGTTTGACAGCACTTCTGACAGCAAAACCGAAACAGATCAATCAGCCGAGCATGCCCGGTCGGATCACCTGATCCATCACCGCGGCCGCCTCCTGCTGCATGTTCGGCAGCACGTGGCTGTACGTGTCCAGCGTGATGGCGATCGAGGCGTGCCCTAGCATCTCACTGACGATCTTGGGATTGACGTTCCGGCCCAAGAGCAGCGTCGCCGCCGTGTGGCGTAGGTCATGGAAGCGCGGCGCCGCCGGCAAGCCCGCGCGCTGCAACAGCCGCCGGAAGTGCCAGAGGATGTGCTTGGCCGCCAGCGGCCGGCCGATCTCGTCACAGAACACCGCGTCGTGGTCCTCCCACGCCGGGCCGGCCTCCATCCGCATCGCCAACTGCCGCGCCCGGTGCGCCCGCAGCGCCTCCACCGTAGCCCCGCCCAGCGCGATGCGCCGCTCGCTCCGCTTCGTCTTCGGCCGCCGGCGCGTCGTGACGCCCTGCTGGCGGCGCAGGCTCGCCCGCACCTGCAGGCTGCCATCCGCCAGATGCACGTCATGCCAGCGCAGCGCCTGCAGCTCGCCCTTGCGCATGCCCGTGGCGATCGCCACCACCCACAGCGCGCGGCGGGGATCGCCCTCCGCCTCCGCCGTGGCCAGGAGATGATGCACCTGCTCCTCGGTCAGCGGGTGGATGTCGTGCTCGGCGTCGCGCGGCCGCTCTACCAGCTCGCAGACATTGCGCGCCACCAGCTCCATCCGCCGCGCCGTCTCCAGGCACCCGAAGAGGCAGGTGTGCACACGCCCGACCGTGGAGCTGGAGAGCGGGCCGGCCAGCAGTTGCGCGTAGAGAGATTGCACCTGCTGCGGTGTGAGCTTGGTGAGCACCACCTTGCCCAGCTTCGGCACCACGTGCAGGCGCAGGAGCTCGGTGTAGCGCAGGTACGTGCTCTCGGCCACCCGCGGCGGCTGCATCATCTCGAGCCACGCCCCGACCCACTGCGCCAGCGTCTGGCGCTCACGGGTCGCTGGCAGGCCCTGGTCCTGCTGGTGCTGCGCCTCGCGCAGCTTACGCGCCACCTCGTCGCGGGTGCGGCCATAGAATGAGCGGCGCCGGCCCTCCACCGTCATCATGGCGCACCAACGCCCATCCGTGCGCAGGAAGATTGACCCATCACGATGTCCGCGGCGTGCCATCGTGCCCTCCCTACGCGCTCAGGCGCTCAGCAATGAACTGCTCCAGGTCGCCATGCGGCACCAGCCGCCGGCTGCCGACCTTGAGCGTGCGGATCTGCTGGTCGTAGATCAG